CTTCTTGGCTAATGCAAACTAAATCTAATTGATGTTCCATTGCCATGTTTCTTGCATGATGTGTTTTGACTAATCCTTCCTGTTCATTGTTCACGTTGATTAGTCTAACCATTGGAAATCTAATGTTTTCGTTAATTAGATATCTTGGTTTTCTATTTGGTCTCGGCATAATTCTCCTATTCTGGTTGATTAAATACAATGTTTTGAAAATACGTTTTCAACTGTTCAACACTATCAAAAACCATTACTTCCTGTTCTCTCGCATGTAGTATGCGTCTTTTGTCTTTTTGACTGTTGGGATTGCACACATAAAATGTAGCACGATCCCTGGTCAAAGCCAACATGAGTTCAAGTTCATTTGCAGTTTCTAGATCCACTATGGCATAGTCAGCCATTCTGTTTTGATATACTGCCCAATGTATATTGTCCGAACGAATTCTTTTGTCCGTGTAATAAAGGGCAACAGGTGAGTGGATAAAAGTTTTGTTAACAAAGTCTTTGAGATCTGTTAACCATTTTGCATCGCCTAGCACTAACACACTGATACCGTCATCCAGAGCAAGTATATCAGGTGGCGTTACTTCAATAAGTTGATTATTCATTTTTTATAATTTTTTCATACGTTTGTTTAAGTTTGGTGTGGTCTATCAGTTTGCCGTCGTATCCTTCAGGAAATACTGCCATTCTTTGTTGCAGTTCTTCAGCCGACAAATCTGCGTCTGGTATAGTTAAATCTCGTATGCGATTGAGATTGATTTTTGGTTCTTCTTCTTTGTCTAGTTCTTTGGCTACTTCCTCAAGTGTTTCTTCATCTGCTTGTGAAAGTAATTCTTTTAATTCCTCATCATCCTCTCTGTCGTCCTCTGGAGGTGTTTCTATCACTGAATTGTCTACTTTAAATCCAGCTGGTGTTTCTGTTTCTATTTCTTTCTTTAAAAATTTTAGTTCACTGTCAGAAACCTGTTCTTCGTCTTCCGCCACTGTTTCCCGTTCATGAACATCATCTTCATGATCGGTTTCTCCATCTCGTTCATCAGGTTCCACATGTTCTTCTTGTAAATCTTCGTTGTCTTTTTGCCCATCATCTGATCCATCAACTGTAGGTGTTGTTGCAACCAATGGTCGTAAACCTGTTCCATCTTGTCTTCTCCACTCAAATGTGTATTGACTTGCAATCAATAGCAGTACTGCCAAAGGATCAAACACAAATATAATAGTAATTATGACCCAACGTACAGCCTTTTCTAGTATGTCTCTGTCTACATCTTCGCCGTATATAAGTTCTGCAATGTATTTAATTGGACCAACTTCGGCTTCTAGTTTTCTGTACTCTGCTTCTAAAGTATACTTTTCTTCTGTTAACTTGTCAATCTCTACATTGGCCTCTTTTATTCTTGCCATCTGTTCATCAACAATAGCATCTACATCAACACCACCATCTACTTTGATTTTCTCTCTGAGTTTTTGTATCAGTTCTTGACTGGCTTTTACCTGCTCATCTGCTGATGCTCTAATTCGTGCTATTTCATTTCTAGCAGTTGTAACTATAGGTGATTCTGTTGCACGAACTTCATCAATTTTGGTTAACATCTGCATTTCTCTATCTTTCAATGCAGGTATTTGTTTTTCTCTTATGTCTTTTACAACACCACTGAGTCTATCACGTTCAGCATCTACTGTGGCTTTGGCTTCTATTCTTAGTTGTGCAATTTGATCTTGCAGAGCTGAAATGCGTTCTTTTTGTAATCCAATCCAAGTATTTGCACTTCGTCTTGTGTTTGGTCCTGCTTGTCCGTCTGCATTTGAACCAATGGTTAATTGTGCTTGTTTGATCTGCTCTGATTCACCACTGGCAATCTGTCCTTCTACTTTGCTTATTGTGTTGTTGATTGTTGCAATTTGTTCTTGGATTGGTACGATTGCACTGGTATCTACATCTAGATTGGCAATGGTTTCTTCGTATTCTTTTGCTGATGTTTCTAATCTTATTATTTCATCTTTGATATTTGTGAGTTGATCTTCATAAGGTTTGGTTCTAGATGTATCTGATTCTCGTGCGTCAGCAATGATTTTTTGCTGTTCTTCTATTGCTGGTTGTATTCTTGTATATGCATTGTCAATGCGAAGTTGTTCTTTTTCTATTTGTGCATTGATATCATCATTGCGAGTGCTGGTTGAATTTTCTGCTTTGTTTATTTTTTCTTCAGCACGAACAATAATACTGTCCAGTCGTGCCAGTTCAGTTTTAATACGTTCAACCTGTTCAATGGATTCTTTACTGGCTGAGGTTTGTTCAATGTGTGCTTTGGATAGAAAACCAAATATGCCCATGCTGGTAATAAACATCAGCACCACGACTGCGACTGCAAGATAAGTTCTCAGCCACCAGACTGTGCGTTTCCAATATCTATGTAACCATACGGCTGTGACCAGTTTGCCTATTTCTAAAGCACCACCCATAACCATGATGGGTATAGCCGCCGCGGCAAAAATTGCCACAAGTCCGGCAATGGAGTAGTAAATTGCTACTCCACTGATCGTTAATGCTGTGATTAAAACTAATATTCCAAGAAACATTTATGTCCGTGCGCCGCCAAAGTATTCAACAGCATGTCCTTCTGTAACTAACTGTTGGTTTACATTGGTTCTATCACCAGTCTCGTTTTCCACATGCAGGATGCCTAGTACCCTGCCGTATTTTCCTCGTTTATTTAACATAGTCTCAACTAAAAAATCTTTGCCGAGTATTTCCGTAAGTCTTGCTTTAGCCGCCAAACCGCGTTCTTTTTCTTCTAGATCACGTGTTCTGCTCTCTGGAGTATTAATGCCATAGAGTCTTATTCGTTGCTTTACAAATACACTGAAACCCAAATCAATCTCTGCGTCTACTGTGTCTCCGTCAATAACCCTTACTAATTTTGCTTTGTAAGTCCACATAACACGCCCTTTCTCATTCTATTGTATGTATTTAGCGAAAAGACGTATTATGAGTATATGATTAACTGAAGTATTTGTCAATCATTTCTATTCTGTCATGAGCCGCGGCCATCTTATCTAGCTCGGCAATGACTGCCTCTGTAACATCAGAGTGCTCTCCAATACCTGCAGGCATGGTTTGATAGACTGCGATATTGGCTTTGTGTACTTCTAGTTCGCCCTCTGCTTGTTTACGAGCGGCCAGAATAATTTGTTCACCTGGTTTCATATGTTATGGTCTCTGGGTTTGTATCCAGTCCAGCGCCTGTTTCTTGCTCGGAGGTGATGAAAGAAACTTTCGCATGGTCTTCTCGACTTCCTGGATTCTTTGCATGACATCACTGTCGTCACTATTATCTATAATGAACATATCGTTTCCAAACACTTGTTGGAATTTACCAATGTTCTTTTGTACTGATTGCCAACTGTCTTTTGCAATTTCTGGTGGAACTGTCCTGTCACGTTTTGCATTTCTGGCCAAAGCGGTTTCTAGATCAGTGTTTACAAATACCATTGCAGTTTCATAACCTAATTCTAACAGCCTCAAATTAATGGTTGATATCTGATCAAATTTTGCACCAGTCCCATCTATAATCATGCCTAACCTACCATCTCGGGCAAGTTCATCTTGTTTGTTGGTTATTTCTTTAGCACGACCACGAACAGCATCTCTTGGTTCTGTTTCGTCGTCTGGCATTTTGAGACTGAGATTTGCTTTTTTCATCAATGCTTCGAAGGCATTATCGCTGTTTATTGTCTTCATACCACCGAATTGCTTGAATAGTGTTTTATTAATAAAAGATTTACCTGAACCTGGTCCACCTGCTAAAAAGACTGCTTTGAAGATATAAGGATCATTAACACCCTCATCAACAGACACCTCATGTTCGCAGTAAATGTTTATAAAGTCAGTTGCTCTCATAGTGTTATTTATATTCAACTGTGTTAACTGTAACAGTTTTTTCGTTCCA